TTGACGGTTGTGTGCTTTTTGTTCAGCAAGCTCGTCTTCTACTTTGTGAAAGTATTTGCCAATAGTAGTTTCGCGACCAACTGGTTTATGAGTTAATTTTGTTTTTTCTTTAGGCTGTTGATAATGTTGCATGGCCATTTGAACTGGCAAGCTGACCTTGTGTGGATTAGTGCCTTCATTGAGAATACCAACATTATTCTTATTTACAATAGATAAAAATTTACTTAGACTGTTTTCTTGTACCACACGAGTTGCATCGCTGTCTGTGACAATTGATAATAACCTGCTCATGCCAGCGCCTTCGTCAACATATTTTGTAGCAAGGTCAACCGCAGGAACTGCAGGATCTGGAGCGTCATATTCAGCTTCGGCGTCTATGCCTTTAGCTTTTAATGCTGCAGCCATCTGTGCTAACTTAGATCGCATTGCATTTGTAGATGCAGTAACTTCTGGACTAACGTCTGCATAAGTATTAGCACCACCTCTTAACGCATCTGTGCTGTCTAGCTGTGCTCTAAGTTGATTGTATGCTATCTGTTCTGGAGATTGTTGTGCAGCCGGAGCATTTTCTAATTGTGCAGCCATTGCTGGTAGATTAGCATTAGCTTGCGCCATTGATGCAGTGTTTTCTTTTTGTCTTGCTTGTTCCCACGCTTGTAAGTTAGGACCTGCTAGTTGTTCAGCTTTTGTTTTGATAGCATCAATAGATGCAATAGCATCTGGACTTGCACCTTTTTCTACACCTAACCCACTAGCATCAGGAGCCATCTCTTTGGCAAGCATATCATACTTTGCCATAAGTTGTGCATACTCTACGTATTTAGGATCCGGTTGATTTAACTCAGCCTCGTTAACTACACGAAGAAATTTCTTCATGCTGTTGGCATCAACCGCTGGTTTAGCAGCCACACCATCCAACTTTTGAAGTAAATTCTTCATGTCCATTGTATTAACCCAATAGACGTTTGGTTAATGCACGTATTTGATCAACTTCGCGATTCTCGACCAATGCTGGTTTTTCAGTACGATTTAAACGTCCTGATAGTTCTTGCATACGTGTAAAATCTGTAGACTCTTTAACAGTCTCTTTCTTTTTGTCACCGACAGCTTTCTTCATAGGCTCTTTTTTGTCGCCGTCTTTGTCCATATCTAAAAAGTCAGGCTTAACAGCTTTTGATTTTTCAGCAATGTAAGCTGTAGTTTCTTTGATGTTCTTCCTCATAGCAGCTGCAGCAATCTTCTTACCCTTCTCACCACCACCAGCTGACTTAGCTACTTTGTCAAAGCTCTTGCCTGGCTTGCCAATGTCGCCGCCTGCTTTGGCTTTCTTAACTACAGCTGACTTTTCACCTGTAGACTCTTTAGGTAGTGTACCTTTGGGTCCAGCACGATTAATATCGTACGCATGTGCCTTAGTCATACCAGTTTTGTTGCCTGGATGCGTCGGCTTGTACACTTGACCTTGGCCGTGTCTTGCCGCATACTTTTCACGATTGGCTAGTGGATCACTACCACTGTCATGTTTTTCTTCGTACATACCGCTACATTCTTTTAGACCATGAACTGGGCATGACTTACCTTTAGCAGTGTGATTGCATTTTTGTCCTTCTTTCAACTTGCCAGCTTTTTTGGCTGCAGCAATACGGCTACCTAAGTATTCATCTTTGCCACTTTCAACTTTGCCGTCACCGTCATAATCTTTCTTGGCTTTCTTAGCTTCGTAAACACCTTTACCATAAGTCTCGTCAACTTCTTTTTCTTTCTTTGGTTTAGCAGGAGCACCATCTCTGTTGTCAAACTTCTCACTGTCTTTCATGCCCCAAGTTTTAGCACTCTTGGGACTTTGCTTTTGTGCAGGTGCTTTTGCTTTCTTTTCAGCAGCAGTTTCACCTTTAGCATGACTCTTAACACCCTTACCAGATTTGGCATTTGAAGCAATATCGTCGCCACCGTCTGAGTATGTTGATGCTGGACGAGTGTGTTCAATACCTTTATCAGTTTTGGTTACTACATTGCCCTTGTGAGTTTTAGTACTGTCACCGGTTTTCTTTAAAGATTCAAAATCTTCGTCAATTTCTTTATCTTTTTCATCTACTACACCGTCACCGTTTTTATCACCGGCAATTGCTTTAATTGCTTTACGGAATTTTGAGTACTTTTCAATTTGCCCAGCTTTAGCGGGATGAGCTGTTCTGCCAGGAACTGATTTCACTCCACTACCGCCACACACTTCGCAACTTTCATCGTGCGGCTCTAGACGATTTTCGTCTACTTTCTTTTTGTCTTTCATTTTTTCAGCTTGGGACTTTTTAAGATCTTTCATCTTGTCTTTAGCTTCTGATAATAGTTCTTTGATCTTCATTTTTTGTCCTTCGCTTAAAGTGTCACTATTATCTAAATGATGTCCGTATTCGCTAAACTTCATTTCGTATTCTAAATAGTGATAAACTGACGCAATATAATCGGCAGCTTTGGTAATCTTTGCTTGCACCCATGCTTCCAACTGATCTTCGTCGTTCATTTGTTGGTATAGCTTGTGTGAATAATTGGCTAGTTTGAATAAATCAGCTTTGGCCATAGCGCCTTCACGGTCTGTGCCGCCGTGTGTACCGATTACTTCACCTTCTGGTTGTTGGTCCATTGCTGGTTCCATGTTGTCTAATCCTGGCATGAGTATACTCCGTTATCTTTATATATTTAGCGTCTTTTAATTACTGCTGACTCTTTCGCCTGGCCAAAAATATTCTTTCCCTTCATATCAAGGCCGTTAACTGCGGTTCCGTCTTTCTTTTTAGGCTGTACTACTTTGGGTTGTGGAGGAGCTTTAGTGCCCGATTTACCAGGACTTCCAATAAAACTCTTCTTGCCCTTGGCTTTTCCAAGGGTAACTGCCGCTGGATTCTCAAGAGTTCCGCCCAAACTACCTGTACTAATAGCACCTGCACTTGCTGTTTCTTCTAAAGATCTAGCTACATGAACTTGCTTGCCATTGGCCGCTAGCTTTCTAGCAACATTTTCTGCATGACTTTTTGAACTAAATGTTTTCCATTTACGTCCGTTAATATGAACATCGTGCGGAACATCTGCTTGATAATGTTGTTGCTGACGATGCTTGCGCGGGTCTCCAGCACCGATTATATCGTGTGCGGCACTGTAATCCCAACTGTCAGGGCCTTCGTCGTTGCCTGGAGATAGACTCATACCGCTATCATCGTATCCGTGTCTACCTTCTAAAAGTTCTTTAATTTTCATTTTATTTCCCCACAGGCTTTTCACCTGTTAAGTACGGTTTACTAAACCATAACTGAAACCATTCTGGAGTTCCAGGTTTGATATTATGTTCCCGCATCAACTTGGCTTTTTCAGTGCCAGTAACACTTATGTTAATTCCGTCTAGCTCGTAAGGTTGCAGACCTTTAAATTCGTTAACGCCAGCCAACTTCTTAAGACGTGCCAGTTCATCCATTATTTTAAACTTGACCTCAGCATCCAACTGTGCTTTTTATGTGCATCTTGACGATCAGCTAAAAAATTACTTAGTCCGTGATCACCGGCTTGTTCAGCCATGTCAAAAGTTATACGGAATATATTAGCCATCTTGTCACTATCTGCTAATAGTTCTTGTAACATACCGCTCCAGGCTGGCACTTCATTTTCATCTTTCACAGTGGTTAGCATGCTGAATTTTTGTAAACTAGCTGGTGTATAAACTTGTAAAGCGCGAAGATGTTCTGCAAACGGATCAATAGCACCATATACTTCTTCGTAAATAGTTTGAAATAATTCGTGTAATTGCGCAAACAACGGGCCTTCTACATTCCAATGGAAATTGTGTGCCTTTAGATAAAAACTAAATTCGCTAGCAAAGGCTGTCTTTAGTGCTAGATGATATTTCTCGTCCACGTTAAACTCCGTACTTGTTCTTTTTAGGTTTTGCTACTGAACTGGTTTTATTAACATCTGCAGTTTCTAAACTACGATTATTACTCCAAGTCTGTCGCTTGCCACCACCCACTTGTTTTGCAGCAGCATCAATCATTTCATTTTCTTCTTCAGTGTACGGAGCCAGTAACGGGTCTCCTCCGATCCAGTTATCTGCTTCTATTTTTGTAGGATAATCTGGAGCACCTGCTAGCGCAATACCGAGCCTGTATCCCATATAAGCACTACCTGTACTTTGATTCATGCTAGGAAATGTAGTAGCATTTTTAATGGCAGCTTTATGATGATCATGTATGCCCTGAGTTCCGCCGTGTTCGTTAATAAATTGATGTGCTCTCATTTCTCTTATTATCCTGTTAGCATATTTAATTGGATTCTCTGCTACTTTTTCTTTCTTAGGTTTCTTAGGCGCTTTACCAAACTCTGGATCGGACATACGTTGCTGTGCTTTATGCATTAGGTCTAGTACTTCGTCGTCACTTAATTCGGGACTCATTGCATCACGCCACGCTTGGAATTTTTCATCTTCACTTGCATCAGGGTCTTGTAATATAGCCCTCATTGGAGTGGCACGTGGACCTTCTTCTTCGCGACTTGGATCGTTGGTTTCTTGACGGGCAATAACATTTAAACTATTAAAACTAAAAGGAATGTTACCAGCTTTATCTGGTTTACCGTTATAATTTTTAACATAACTTAGTCCATTAACTTGATCAGCGCCTACTACAACTGTAACATCGGTGTAACCGTGTTCACTTAGTTGTACTAATACTCGAGTCAAGTCGGGCATTTCGTCTGTTGCGGTATGAAAAATATGACCGTGCTTAGGAAATACTTTTTTATATATTGCTAATTTTTCTGATGGTGTAATTGGATCGTCTTTACCCACTGTACGACTAACAACAAAATAAGGATCTGCTCCGTGATCTTTGGCCTGTGTAATAACACTACTGGCCAAATACATATGACCTTTGTGACCCATGCCACGCCCCCAACCAACTACAGCAGCTTTGCCTTCTCCAGTGCGATTAAGAAATTCACGTAGTAACATTATCTTTCCTTGGAGCCCAGTTGGCTTGATCAATAGTTTTAACAAACTGTCCAGGTAAATCGTTTTTAAACTTGCCGCCGGGATGTGCTTGTACATAGCCTTCTGGTTTGGTTTGACGGATACCGCCATGCGTTCCTGAACTTAATGCACCAATTACTTTCATCTTTTCATGAGTTAGTAATTCAACGGCTGTTAATATAGCATCTAAACCAGGATGACTCAATACTTTTTGTGCCTGTGTATTGCTTAGTTTTGCTGTAGCCCATTGCTCAAACTTCTGTTTAACACCTTCTATGCGTAAGTTTTGATTGAAGAAACTATATAACACATCACCGGGTTTGCTTAATCCAGGTTGTCCTGCAACAAAACTATCAATAGCAGATTTGTTTTGTTTAATATATGCTTCAGCGTGTTTTAATCCCGCTTCATCTGCCTTAGGAGCATGCTCAACATAAGTTGTGCCTTGTACAATAATATCTGCTGTGGATAATTTCTCAGCATTTGGATAACGTGTTTCGTCTGCACCGATATGGGTATAAAAACCTGTTGCAGCAACCATAACTTTTGCTTTGGCAATTTTTTTACCTAATGCACTACCTGCCGGAATATGGAAACTTGTTATATTAGGAGTAAAATCGTATTCGTTAGTACTAGCATTCAATCTTGCTGGCGCAAGAGGACTGAATAATATACCGCCTTCGATATATCCCGATTTAGGACTGATACTTTCAAAGTACGGCCACAGGTCTGCAAGTCCTTGCGCAAATGCGCGACGCTGATCTTCTTGTCCAGGTTGTGCATTGCCTGTGCCCAACACAAACATAGCTACATCGTCTGGATCATTCATCATGGTAGTGACACCGCTCTTGGTGTGAGTGGTCCCACGCTTCATGTAATCCCAGGCATTCTTTGGAAACATATGGAACACACCGTGTTCATCTCTGCCCCAATAAACAACAGGACTGCCATCCCACTTTAATTCTATACCTTTACCTTTAGTGGTCATATGTCGTAGTCTTTCAACTGCATGTAAACCACCCACACTTCCATTAGTAAAAACTAAATCTTCAATGTGTTGATATTTGCGACCAACTGTTGGCGCAGTTGCTTCTAATAATGGAGTAGCAGGACCACGCAATGGAGTAGCTGTCCAGCTTGCACCAGTTACAGCTGCATCGTGTACTTGTTTCTTAAGAGCAGGATCTTTAATAGCGGCCATGATACTTTCCGCACTACCAAGATTTGCACCAGTGTGTCCTGGACCTAGTAATACTTGAGCAACTTTATCCCAATCGTCTGTTACTAAATCTGCTTTCTTTCTATTGGCATCTCTAGCATATAGCCCTTCATCCGGCGACCACAACATATTTTTAGCACTAGCCAACGCACTCAGTACCACTTGTTTGTGTACACCCTTGTAAGGGCTACCTCGAGGAATGGCGTGTTGGTGGAATTTGCTAACTTTCTCAGCTTTGCGTACAACTTTAATATCACACTGATAAAATTGATTTTGATATGGAAACTTAATGTGTACAGTTACACCAGCTTTATAAGTTGCTGGTACGCCATTATCTAATAAAAATTGTTCAAGGGCCACTCTAGCAGTTTTGTCGTCATCTGCTAATTTTTTACTACTTGGAATTTTAAAATACTGTTTAACTTGATCCATATCAACTGAAACATCTAAATCTCCAGTCTTATGTTCAGGTTGCGGATCTTGATTTGCACCGCTTCCTTGTAAATGTAGTGGAAAGCCAGCTTTGTTCAAATAACTTTTAACTTGATGCAATAATGCCTGCACTAACTCAGGAGTTGGATAAAACTCAACAGTTTCAGGCCAGATGTTCCCGCCACCTTCTAACAAGGGCGTTTTAATGGTCCTAAACAATTCACGTAGTAACATTTTTAATCCTTGTATTTTCCGGCAGATATATGTTCTTTAACTTCTTCATACATTTTTGTGCAAGCCTGTTTACAAGTATCTTCACTTAGTTCGTCGTCTAATTCGCGTATGGGAAATTTTTTCTTATAAAGTTTGTAGCATTCCTTGATAGCTTCTGCAAACATTTTGCTATGTGTAGATTTTTTATCTTTGATGCCGTCAATACACTTCATTAACACAGGGTAAACATGTCTACGATATATATGATCATCGTTATGCATGAAATGTATCAAATCTTCAACCAAGTCGTAGTCAATTTCACGCTTTTCGCCAGTTGCCTTAACGAAATCGTCTGCTTTAAAGTTATTGTTTTCTAGTAGTTCTCGTATACGCATGTTAAGCCCAAGTTTCATGCCCAAGGGATTCCATTGGGTTTAGAGTATTTATCAACGAACTATGCTTTAATGATGCGTTCTATTTTAGAAATACTACCGCCTAAATGCATCTTAGCAAGCAACAGATTGTTATTGCCTGTGATATAAAAGTGAGAACCGCCCCAACTGCGCTGTTTTTCTAATTCTCTGATGCAGCTTTTAGTTAATTTGCATTTTTTATTAGAGCTAGCCCAGCCAATAAACGCAGGGTTAGGTTGATTAGTCTTTCCTATAGTAACTCGAAAATCAAAGTCCATTTTAGGCATAATGACTGTATCAACACTTATTCCGGTAGCAGGCGGCTCTGAGATATACTTGATTTTGTCAATATCTATATTTGCAATTGCATCGATTTCGTTTTTACTGTTACTATAGATTGTAAGCCAAGGGCTTTCTACCCGTATGCTAATGTCTGTTAACGTAGAAATTACTGTTGCTAATTTAACTGCATATTCTAAATCTTCTTTTGAACGAATATTAGAACTTCGCCACCCACTGCTTTTTTGAGTATCAAATATTTTTACTTGCCCAAGTTCAGTTAACGTCTTATCTATATCACCACTACGAAACCATGCCGCACCTGGACATACCGATACTATTTTGTATTGATATCGGTTGTGGAATAGTTTCGTAGTAAGTTTATAATGCATCTATGTTGACTAATGACGTAGGTGCATCCACAGTTAGTAGAGGCATCTTTATCTCTTTTGGAGTAGGTAGTAGTACCAATGCATCATCCTTGACAGAAATAGCCAAAGATCCTCCGTTTTTCAACGCACCAAATAACATCAATTTAGCCATAGGACGCTTGATTTCTTTATCAATAACACGTTGTAATGGACGAGCACCCATCTTAGGATCAAACCCCTTGGCAATTAACCAATTAGTACTTTCCTTATCTAGTTTGATTCTGATACCTTTGTCTTTAACTTGGGCACGTAGTTCATCCATAAACTTAACAACAATCTTGGTCATTGTTTCTTTAGCAAGTTTGTTGAAAGTAATGATACCATCCAAGCGATTACGGAACTCTGGAGTAAAGAATTTCTTTAAGTCTTTGTCGCTATAGTCTTTTTCCTGACTACCAAATCCAATATTATTCTTTTCAGCATCAGATGCACCAGCATTAGTAGTTAAAATTAATACAATGTTTCGGCAATCTGCTTGCTTCCCGTTTGATCCAGTAATAAATCCATTATCCATCATTTGCAACAATACAGATGTTACATCCGGATGCGATTTTTCAACTTCGTCAAACAACACTACAGCGTTTGGATTTTCTTGAATCTGTGTAATTAACAATCCAGCGTTCTCTTCGAACCCAACGTAACCTGGAGGGCTACCAATTAGCTTGGAGATGCTATGCTTCTCTTGATATTCTGACATGTCAAAGCGTAACAACTTGACACCCAAGTGCTTGGCCAGCGACTTGGCAGTTTCGGTCTTACCGCAACCAGTAGGCCCCATGAACACAAATGATCCAATAGGTTTGCCTTCGCTTTTGAGCCCAGCTTGAGCAACCATGATTTTATCCACAATTTCTGTAACAGCAAGGTCTTGTCCATAAACTTCTTTTTGCAGATTATCTTGTAGTGTTGCAAGATTGCTGGATTCGGTCTCCATAATCTTTTCTTCAGGCATCTGAATCATCTTGGCAAGTTCGTATTGAACTTCGCGCTCACCAATGATACGTTCGTCTGCAAGTTTGAGATTAAAACGACTACATGCTACATCAATTAAATCAATAGCCTTGTCTGGAAGCTTCTTATCTGTTTGATACTTAA